AAGCGTTGCGGGTGACGGCGTAACCCACGCCATTGGGATTGATCGCGGTATAGCTGTCGACCACCACCGAGCGCAGCGGGGAGGACGGGGCGAGCACCGAGCCGTCGGCCAGCAGGTTGCCCCCGCCTCGCGGCATCAGGGGATTGCCTGCGGCTTTGTCGATCGGAAGGCTCATCTGGTCTTGGGTGAAGGCATGCAGCTGCGAGCAATCGGCAATATAGGGTGATCGCGTGAGAAGCTCGCCGGGCTTGAAGACGAAGGCCCAGCCTTTTTGCGGTGGTCCGCCCGCCAGGGTGTAGGGCTCATGGCGCAGGTTTGAAAAGGTAAAGCCGCGGGCTTTAATGCCGTTGGACATCTGGAACATGTTGTTCACCTCTTGGCCGGGCGGCAGGCTCAGCTTGGTGACGCGCAGATCGTAGCCGTAAAGCGCGCAGTTGGCGGAGATGATCGTATTGGGCGGCACAGTGTATTCGCCGGGCTGTACGATCACCACGCAGGGCTGCGCTACAGCGGCTGCGCGCGCGAGGCCCTCGGCAATGGAGGCCAGGGGTGCGGTCAGCGAGGAGCCCTCGTTTAGGTCCTTGCCGTCCATGGTGACATAGAATGTTCGCGCGACGGGCAGCGAGACAAAGGGCAGCCGCTCGAGGCTGCAGACCTCGACGTCTGTGGCGTGATTGATCCCGAACGTGCGCACCCAGGGAATGGCGTAGCGTGCACCGATTGGGGCCACGACGCTGGAGGGGCCATCGGCTTCTGCAACGACGGAGGTGCGGACCTCGCGCCGCCCGTCCGCGACCGTGAAATTGAGGATGGTCTCGATGGTTGTTGTGGACAGCGGGGTCTTGTCCGCTGCCAGCCAGTCGATGCCGCAAGCAATGGCATCGTCGGAGGGATCGGGGCTGTTGGTGGCACGCCGAAACACAGCGCGGAACGCATAGCGCTCCTCGGCCTCGATCGGCACTGGCGCGACGGCTGTGACCTGCTGGCTGGAATTGAGGCGGACGACTTTGCCGTCTGCGTTTTGCGCAACAAGCCCGCCGTCGATGTCGTACAGCTGGGGCGTGTCGCCCGGGCGATGCTCAAGGGGCGTATAAGTTTGCATGGGCGGGGTCCTTAGCTGAGGCGGAGTTCCACAAGCGGGATGGATGTGATCGAGCCGAGGCGCTCGATATCGAGGGTGACGTCCATCAGATCGCTGTCGAAGCGGACCGGCACGTCGAACTGATAGCCAGCTGTGATAGAGACGTCGGAGTCCGGAGCCGCATCAAACGTGATGATCCCGGTGTCATTATCGATGGACCAGCCATTGAACTGCTCTGCTCCGCTAAGCGCGACACGCACTGTGCCCGCAACCGGCTTCTCGATGCGGCGCTGGTAGATGTGGGGCGCGGTGCCATAGGCTTTGGTCAGCGCGAACGCTGTGGTCTCGCCATCCCCGGTGCCTATCAGCTGATCCATCTCAGAAACGCCCTTTGAGGGCGCGCAGGATTTGTAATCCGCCCAATCCTTGAAGCGGAAGCCATAGAGCCGCCCGAGGCGGGCCTCAAAGAAGGCGACCACCGCGTGCAGGTCATCGACGCGGCGGATGCCGTAGGAGACATCGTAGCGACGCCGCGAGGCCGACCAGCTGGCGTTGCGCTCCTCACGGCCCGAAGCCAGCTCAACAATCTGCGTGCGGCGTTGTGGCCCGCCACGCGCGCCGCGGCTGATATTGTCGGGGAACTGCACCTCGTGAAACGCCATTACATGCCCCTCCGGCCCATGGAGACCGCGCGGGCGATATCGGCTGCGACCTGCGTTCTGCTCTGCCGGAAGCTTTCGGCATCACGGGTCTGGATGTTGATGGTGACGCCGCCGCCACTGTTGCCGCCTCCACCAGCGCCACCGTGGCTGCGGGCCTCCCGCCGCGAGAGCACGCGCTCGCCACGCTGCAGGATCGCCGGGACCTCGTCGGATTTGAGCCCGGCCCAGCCACCTTGGTGCATTCTGGGCGCGTTGGCGAAAGCTATGGCAGGCACCATGCGCGAGGGCGCAGGACCGCCCACGATACCGCCCTGATGGAACACACCGGCAAACATGCCACCGAGGTTGCCCAGCGCGCCGGAAAGCGCATTGGCAATGGGCCCGAGGATGAACTTGCGTGCGCCGAGCTTGGCGAGGTCCGCGATCATCGAGGTGACCAGGCCTTTGAAATCCAGCTTGCCGGTCTTTACGAAATTGCCAATGGCGTCTTCCGCACTTTGAAACGCGCTCACGAGCACGTTGCCGATGTCTGCGCCCACATCGCGGGCTTTGTCCGCGTATTCGCTGACCGCGTTCACAACCGCCTGCCAGCCAGTGGCTGCCGCCTCGGCACCCTTGGCCGCATCAGTACCTGCCTGACGCGCTGCCCCACCCGCGCGGCCTGCCTGATCCTCGGTCTCCTCCAGCGCATTGTTGAACCGGTCCGCTGAATTGGCGGCACTTTCGAGCGCCGCCGTGCCTTCATCGCCCGCACCAGAAATGGCATCCTTCAGCGCCTGCCATGCGGTCATGGGGCGGGACGCTGCATCTGAGAGCATTCCAGCTGCCTCGGCATAGCCAGCCGCCCTGCCGCGCGCATCATCTGCCATGCCGCCAAAGAGTTCAGGCACCTGGAATGGATTGTCCGAGAAGGCCCTGTCGTAGGCCTCCCGCGCCCGCGCTCCAAGGTTAACGGCTTCCAGGACCGCGGACTGCCATTCCGAGAGATCAGGGGCTGCGATGGCCCATTCGGGACGCAGACCGCCAAGGGTCAATACGCCGTTGACCGCCTCGGTAATGCCCGCAATGCCGGTCTCCATCACCTCGACCAGACCGTTGATTGCAAGTGCACCAACGCGCTCGAAAACATCCGGCAGCGCGTCCCAGATGGCCTGCACTGCAAGGAACGTGCCCTCGAATGTGTTGACGGTACTGTTTGCCCAGCCGACCACCGCCGCTGTTGCATCTTGCAGACCGTCATAAATACCGGCCTGCGCCGTGGCCCATCCGGCTTCCACGCGTGCCCAAGCTGCATCCGCGCTGAGCGATACCCGGTCCCAGACCTCAACCGCCACGTCCTTGAGCAGATCAAGCGCGTTGCCGAACCCGCCCGCGCCAGAAACCAGCCGCGTGAACTGATAGACCAGCTCGCCTGCGCCAACGATTAGCGCACCGATGCCGGTGCGGATCAGCGCTGCGCGCAGAAAGACCAGACCGGTCACCAGCCCACTGACCGAGAAGGTCGCGGCCACAAGCCCGGCCACCCACCGGCCCGCCATCACGCCTGCGAAGGTCACGGCGTATGTGGTCAGTCGGCCAATGTTCTCAAACAGACCCTGAATGGCACTTCCAAGAGGACCGGTTGTGCGCGCCATCGCCGCCAGCGCATCCGCTACTGCTTCAAGCGCGGGTGCTGCGGCCACCGCCAGCTGGTTTGAGACGCCGCGCCAGATCAGACCGAGGCGGGAGATCGCATCATTGGTGCGCTCGATCTGGTCCGCGTCCTGCTCAGAGACAACGATGCCAAAATCATTCACATCAGCGGTGGCCTGACGCAGCGTGGCGGTATCAATGCGGGTGAACACGATGGCCGCGCGATCGCCAAAGAACTGCGAGGCAACCGCCGCACGCTCTGCCTCCGGCACGAACTCCGCCAGCCGGTCCTGGATCAAAGCGATGCGCTGATCGAGCGGCAGGTTTTGTAGCTCGCTGACTGAGAGCCCAAGGCGGTCGAGGGCATCGACGGCTGGGCCCGCACCGGCGGCAGCCTGGCTTAACCGTCGTGTCAGCTGCACCGTGGCCTGCTCGACATTGCCCATGGAGACGCCCGAGAGGTCAGCAGCACGCTCCAGCACCTGCAAGCTTTCGACCGTCGTATCGAGCGATTGCGCCAGCTTTGCGGTTTGGTCGATCGTTTGCAGTCCGGAGCGGATCATCGCAGCACCAGCTGCCACCACAGCTGCACCTGCGGCTGCCGCTGCGATCGTGGCGCGGCGCGTGAATGCAGCAAGCCGTGCGTTGGCCACATCGACCTCGCGCGACAGCCGCCCGAGCCCGCGCGCGCCAGCGTCGCCAATGCCAATCAGCTCCGCCTTTACTTGTCGTCCGCCAACGGCTGCGAGGCGCACGAAGACGCGTTTATCGGCCATCCAGCCCTCCAATCTGTTCATTCACGCGTTTGACCATGACGGCTTCGATCTCGGGCAGCAGCTCCATCGCTGCGAGGCCGTTGATGCCAAGGGCGCGCGCCATGGCCAGCGCAGCTCCCATGTCCCAGCCGAGGATGGTCTGTTGTGTGGCGCGCAGCTGGCCGCCCAGCCGTCCGACCAGGTCCCAGACCTGCGCGCCCTCAAAGGTCTGGGGACGGTTTATTTTGGCTGGGCACTCCGGGCACGGGACTTTGCATGCCTCGCGGGCTTCGTAAGTCTCGAGGGCTTCGCAAGCCTCGCAGTAGCGATCGCCCCCGCTGAAGTGCCAGTCAGCAAGGGCGCGGAGACGTTTTTTTCCTGATCCAGGATCAGTGCCTTGGCGACGTAGCCTGCCTGGAAGGCCTCGAAGATCGGATAGATGTCGAGCAAGGCGTCGACACCGTCAGCCGTCAGGTCCAGCACGTTGCCGTCCATGTCGCCCACGCCCTCCCATTCCACCACGGCGCGCCGCCCCAGCGCCTTGGCAAAGACCAGCGCGCGGTCCTCAACGCTGGCGTCCTCGGGAAGGGCTTCAATGCTGGGATCGTTGCGGGTGGTCACCATCAGGGCGGTGGTGAGCGGGAGCAGGCGCACCCGGACGCCGGGGGCGAGATCGAGCCAGCGCGGATCGGTCGAGAGGTCAAGCTTCAGCATGATCAATAGGCCTCCACGCCGTTGATGAGCGTGACCGTGCACATCCGGTCCAGGATGGCTTCCTTGGCAGCCTGCCAATCAAAGGTGGCCTGAATGCCCTGCGGCCCACCGATCTCGACGCGTGGACGCGGGAGATAGACGGAGTGCACGGTGAAGGTCAGGCTCTCGCCGGTGGGCAGGCTGTAGGAGAACTCAAGCGCACAATCGGTGCCGTTGATCGCCTGATCCATCAGCGTGGTGTCGGCAAAGCGGACCTCCATACTGCCCGAGAGCATTGCCATGGAGGGATCAGCTCCGTCGATCTTGCCGTCGGCGCGGATCGTCTCGATGCGATCGAGGTTGTTCCCATAGGTGATCTGTGTCGAGACCACATTGCCAAGGGCCACGCCGTCGCGCTTGATTGAGCCGTTGAAGTGGCCAAACCGCTGCAGCGCGATCTCGGTCGGTGTGCCCGCTCCCGTGGTCGTCGCCGGGGTCTCGCTCTGGGCAATGAGGCTGACGGAGGCAGTCAGCAGGCCGGATCGCGTCATCTGCCAGGACAGCTGATCCACCACGCAGCCCGCGTACATCGCGAAGCGCGGCACCTCTGGCATGCCGATCTCGATGGCGAGGCTTGGAAGGTCCCATCCGCCCGAGTGAAACTCATGCGTGTAGGGAGCCTCCGCGCCGGTCGTGGTCGGGTCGCCGAAGGTGGCCTTCAGCCAGTAGCCAAAGCCCACCGCGTCGATCGGAACCACCACGTCACCATCGCTGGTCAACGCGTCCTTGATCGGCGCGAGCGGATCCCGGCCATAGCCGAGCAGCTCGGACTCGAGCAGTGGTTGCTCTGCGCCAAGCGTCGAGCTGGCGAAAGGCATCTTGACGTAACCGGTCTCGGGTGGGGTGCCATAATCGGCTTCAAACGCAAGCGCCATCTGCGCCCGCGCCCCTTGGGCTCGTGCCATTGTGTTCTCCTCAGGTTGTGGGGTGGGTCAGGCCAGCGGGTCGTCAGTTGAATAATGCAGGACCACCGGGATCACCGCCGCCTTCAGGCTGGCATCCCCCTCAACGGGCAGATCCACCGGCTGTGGCGCCTCTGCCTCAACCCAGTCACACCGCCCGCCGAGCGTGCGGTCTGCACGGATGACAGCGCCGATCTGGGCGCAAAGGGCTGCAAAGGCAGTGTCGCGGTCGTTTGTTCCTTGCAAGGGTCCCCCGGACCCTTGCATCTGCTGCGCAGACTGGGCCTCACCCTGCACGATGACTTCAAGCTCGGCGCGATGTTGGTAGTGATAGCTCAGCGGCGACAGCGTCACCGCAGGATCGCCGGGATCGCCGTCGCGCAAGATCAGCAGGCCTGCTGGGGAGATGCGCTCCGGCAGGACCTCGCCACGCAGCACCGGCACATGCGGCACCGTGCGCAACAGGTCCGCCAGAGCGGTGAGGATGTGTTCGCGAGGGGTGGGCATTGGTGGGCTCCGGGTCGTATGCGACCCGAAGGTCTCAGCGTTTGCGGTCAGGTTTGGGACCTTGCAAA